TAAGAATGGATAAGATCCAATATTCTACTGATACTAGATCATCAGTTCCTGGTGCCGCATTAAGTGTTGCTCGTAGTTATCTAGCAGCAACAGGAAACTCTGAAGCAGGTTACTTTGGTGGTGGTTTTCCTGCTTATTCAACAATGGATAAGGTCACTTATTCATCGGACACCACAGTAGCAGCACCAGGAGCAAACTTAAGTGTTGCTCGTCAAGGTTTAGCAGCATCAAGCGCCAGAGCAAACGCACTGCCAGTCGCTGAACCACCAGCAGCAACACCGACTCCGCAGACGGCTTCTTCTACGACACCAACACCAAACACTGGTTACTTTGGTGGTGGTGACACAACGGCATTAATGGATAAGGTCACTTATTCAACAGACACAACTGCTGCTGTTCCTGGAGCAAACTTAAGTGTTGCTCGTAAAGAATTAGCAGCAACAGGAAATTCTGAGGCAGGATACTTTGGTGGTGGTCCTGGACCCCATTCAACAATGGATAAGGTCACTTATGCGTCTGATACTACAGCAGCAGTTCCTGGAGCAGCATTAAGTGTTGCTCGTATCGCTCCAGGAGCAACAGGAAACTCTGAAGCAGGATACTTTGGTGGTGGGGCTACTAATCCACCATTTGTACGTCAATCAACAATGGATAAGATTACTTATTCATCAGACACCACAGCAGCAGTACCAGGAGCAGCATTAAGTGTTGTTAGATATATTTTGGCAGCAACAGGAAACTCAACCGCAGGATACTTTGGCGGTGGATATAGTGTTAGTAGTGATGTATCAACAATGGAGAAGGTCACTTATTCATCGGACACCACTGCTGCTGTTCCAGGTGCCGCATTAAGTGGTGCTCGTTATTTTCTAGCGGCAACAGGAAACTCTGAAGCAGGATACTTTGGTGGTGGTGGTCCTGGTACACTTGCAACAGTGGATAAGGTCACTTATTCAACAGACACAACAGCAGCAGTTCCAGGAGCAGCATTAAGTGTTGCTCGGCGCCAACCGGCAGCAACAGGAAACTCAACAGCAGGATACTTTGGTGGTGGTACTCCTGGTCCCCGTTCAACAATGGATAAGTTAACTTATTCATCAGACACTACAGCAGAAGTTCCTGGTGCCGCATTAAGTGTTGCTCGTTATAATCTAGCAGCATCAAGCGCCAGAGCAAACGGATTACCAACAACCGCCCCATCACCTGCCCCAGTTATCGTATAATTAGTGCTATAATAATTCAAAAATTATGATTGAAAATCCTCTTTCTTATGTTCTGATTCGTCCAAATGTAATCAATGAATACGGTGTTCAAGAACTCGTTCAACACATAGAATCTTCATCAAAAACTGACCTTTCAGTCTTTGACCCCCATAAGTCAAATGAAACGGGTGGAAAAGAATGGATAGTCAATAAAGAAGTTCGTGATACACAAATCGTTGATGCTGGTCCATTGTTTCCAAAACTTGTTGATTTATTCAAAGACACTGTAAGAGAAATTATCAATCCTTTTTATGGTGTTGAAATCTATCAAAGTGAAGTTCCACAAATTCTTTCCTATAGTATTGGAGGACACTACCAACCTCATGTTGATGGTGAGTCCTTATGGAGAGCACCAAACGGAGAAATGCTTTGGAAAAAATCTACCGATAGAGACCTTTCAATGGTTCTTTATCTCAATGATGATTATGAAGGTGGTGATTTTATTTTTCCAGACCTTAAGATTCGTGTAAGACCTGAACCAGGAATGTTAGTTTGTTTTCCTTCTAATCATCATTATAAGCACGGAGTCGAACCAGTCACCAGAGGAAAGAGATACTCAATTGTCTGTTGGGCACAAGTCAAAGGATTTCCAACAATGGACGATCAGAATAGAGAACTCTCTCAAAAGTATGGAATTACTATAAATAACTAAAAGATTTTACAACAAATAACAATGCAATATATTAAGCACTATTATGTTGATGATGACCACAACACTTTTTGTTGTGAAGCACCAGAACCAGCATATAAGAGACATCCTTGGAAAGAGTATGCTGGTCTTGATGTAAAGGTATGGTTATCAGATTCTGATGGTGTCGATGTTTGCCTCGCTGAACTTCCTGATAGCACATCAGTGTCTACAACTGTTTCTGATTGTGGTAAAAATTCAATTCAAGTTTTGAGTGAAGTAGAATATAACTCTGTTGCGACACCTTACTTCGAAGCACAAACTCTTTCTGGTGAGGCAAGAGAAGCAAGAGAATCTGGTGATGAATCAACAGCAGCAGCAAAAGAATCTGCCGCAGCAACAAAACTTACCGAAGCAACAACCGCAATTCGTGCCCTTTGACACCTGACTCAAAATACCTTATAATATCTGAGTCTTCATTATCCTTGTATCTTTGGGATTGTAGACTCTTTCTGTGGTGGGAAGGTGGTATAATAAAGGAGGATTAAACCCCTCCTTTTTTTCTTATATAAATTACTATAAATCTTATAATACTTATGAATTTCACAGTATACTCAAAAGACAACTGCCCATACTGCTATAAAGTCAAACAGGTATTGGAATTGACAAATAGCAACTATGTGGTTTATAATCTCGGTGAGGACTTTACGAAAGAAGAGTTCTATGCTGAATTTGGGAAAGGTTCTACTTTTCCTCAAGTGATTTGTGATGATAAAAAGTTGGGAGGTTCCGTTGACACAATCAAATTCCTCAAGGAACATCAACTCGTCTGATGATAACATAAATAAATCAGAAGACCACAGAAACCGTGGCGTTGATTTTATTCTTAATGGAGGTAAAAGAAAGCAGACTCAACCATTTCACATCATCTTTGAGAAGATGGTTTGCTTTCTAAATCGGGAAGTCACCATCTATTTCGAGTTTTCCTTTAAGTCAAGGAAAAGAAAAGTAATTTCCCGGAGAAAGAAAAATGTTAGCAATTAGTTTAGTATTTGGTTCATTCCTGACCGTTTTATTTCTAATTGTGGGACTGTTGGTTGGTTGGACTGCCAGAGAATACATGATGAATTATCGGGAAGTACCAAGACCTCACCCAGAGATGTTTGACGGGCAAGGTAACCTGATACCTGACGAAGTAATTGCATTTAATTTTGACAACTATCATGACTACGAAGACACCAGCGACGAAGACGACGAGTAAGGCAAAGACAACAAAAAAACCTGCCACACAAAGTTTAGATCTTCCAAACAATCCACTCATTTTTGAGATTTTTGATCTTGCATCAAAGCAGAGATCAAAAGCAAAGAAAGTAGAAGTTCTCCAAAAGTATAATCATGATGCTCTGAGAATGCTTTTGATCTGGAATTTTGATGAATCGATTCAGTCTGCACTTCCAGATGGACCAGTTCCTTATTCTGGTTATGCCGAACAGACAACTCAAAGTGGAACTCTTTCTACAAAGATTACGGAAGAAGTCCGTAGAATGTATGAGGTAGGCTCTTTCTCAATGGGAGCATCTGATACTGATGGTAAGACCACTCTTCGCAGAGAGTGTAAGCACTTCTATCACTTCATCAAGGGTGGCAATAATGGTCTGACTTCTATTCGTAGAGAGACCATGTTTATCAATCTCTTGGAAGGTCTGCACCCACTGGAAGCAGAGATCGTTTGCCTTGTCAAAGATAAAAAACTCTCCGACAAATACAACATTACAAAGGAAGTTGTTTCCGAAGCATTTCCTCAAATCGTATGGGGGAATCGTGGGTAAGGGAATCAATATCATTAATGTAGATTGCGATCCTTCTGCCGCCAATGATAAGAGTCTTCCACGAGATTCTTATCTGATTACCTATGGAGACAATGGAGAACAAAAATATGATGTTGTTCAGGGTCTCCAATCAGATATTTTTGACCAGTATTGGGATAAGTATCGTGATGTAAGAGGACTTAAATGGACAGAGGGAACAGTGAACCCTAAGATGTGGGGTTATAAACCAAACGAAAAAAAGAAAAAGAAATGAATGAGGAAAATCTTAGAGATCAAATAAATCAACTGATTCGTAATGAGATCCAAGAGAACATTAATGAGTTCGTTGATATGAAAGACGAAGAAAGAAAATCTGGACTCGGATTTGTTGGTTCGGATGACAATAAAGACCTCACTGTAAGAATTCCTAATAAAGAGATTGATAAGATCATCAAAGAGTATAAGAAGATAAAAAAATATCACAAGTCATCTTTGTTTGAGATTAAGAAGCTAAACCAAAAGTGACTTTTGTTTCCCGGAATCGTCGGAAAAAATCCCGGCAAAATTTTGGGTCTGTAAGGTTTTGTATCATATTTTACAGAACTCACTTGCTAAATAATCTCAACAGGGGTATAATACCCTTACGTTCATCCTATGATTTTACCTCTCCTACTGGCACTTGCCCAACCAGAACCAAAAATGCTTCTCACTTGTGAGCAGTTTGATTGGTTATCTGAAAGAACAATGAGAACCGAATCTCTTTCTGTATGGAAGAAGATTGAGTTTATTGCTAGATACGCAGACGGGACCGATCCCGCCTGTTTCCCAGAGGTAAAAGAATAGGACGCAAGTAGGACGACGCGGAACGGATCGTTCATTCGCTATTCGCAAATAGCGAACGCAAACGCCGCCCGAAGGAACGGGATTTAACCATCTCATTTCTTTGGAGTAAAACCATGTCTAAAGTCGTTTATCGTGGTCAATCTTACGACACTGTAGAGCGTCGTGAGCAAAGACAAGCACAACAGCAACCTCAACAGCATAACGAAGCCTATCGTGGCATTAAGTTTGTCAAGGAGGACAAGTGATGCAGAAACTCAATTTCCTTCAACTCATTAAAGAGCAGAAGCAAAAAGAAGAGAAGCGTCATAAAGCAGTTCTCTGCATGGCGGGTCACTGCCAGGTAGGTAAAAAGTGATTAGTTTAATCAGTGGAATCGTTTTAGGTTCGACTGCATTTATGCTTCTCATTTATGCAGAAGTTCTATTGCTGAGTAAGTAATGCAAAATTACACATATCATTATGATGATATGGATAAAGATAACAGACCACCTGCCTGTTATCAGTTAAAGTACAGAGGTTGCAACTATTGGTCATGCTACCTTGTTCATTTGGACGAGTGGTTTGATAAACTACTAAAGTTTGAGGGAGATTGACTCTCCCTCTTTTTTTGTGTATAATGGTGAGAGAGAAATCTATTCT